CTGTTTACACCTTGATCTTCGTCAAAGTATAATAAAGGTGATCTTACAGAATGTCTTGAGGATAGCATATAAGATAAAGGTCTTTCACTTCTTTTTAATTTATACGCTTTATTTTTAAGGGTAGTATTTTTTTTCATTATAATATAATTTAATTTGATTTAATAATAATAAATATTACCCCCGTCTTTAAAACGAGGGTAAAATTTATGTAACAATTTAGTCTTGGAATAAGAAGAAGTTGTTTGCACCTAAAGTACATACAGCTCTTTCAGATAGGAAGTTTACTTCCATTGCATCCAAGTCAGAAGTTCTTGCTCCACCGGCTGAACCAGTAATCCAAGTTTTGTATCTTCTGTCTTCAGTTTCTGAAGCTCTATATCTAACATGTAAGAAAGGTCTCTTAGCATTCTTACCTAAGATTTGATCGTATACAGTAGTTGAACCAGCTGGTACTAATAGACCATTGATTGCTCCACCAACAACGTCACCTCTCATTGTAGGATCGTTAAGGTATTTCCAGTCAGACTTATAAAAGTCATAACCTCTTCTAAATCCTGTAAATCCAAGATTTAAAGCCATGTCTTTGTCATTGTCAAAAAGACCATAAGATGTACCTCCCGCTCCGTAAGAGTTTTGAGAAGCAAGCATATCGTCAATATCAAAAGAAAATTCTCTGTTTACGAAAATTACGTTTTCTTCAATTGAACCTTGCTTATCTAGTCTTTGGATAATGCTATCAAACTGAGAAAGTGTTTGTGGATTTCCTCCGCCCCAAACGTTTCCTCTGTTTCCTACTACATAGAATACACCGTCAGAACCGTTAAGGTTTGCTAAAGATGCTCCAGCACCAGAATTTTGTAAGAAGTCTCCAGCACCAGATCCAGCGTCAGCAGGAACTGCTTCTAACATTGCTGTTTCTAAATAGTCTTCGAATCTTAATCTAGTGTCATGCTCAGACTTTAAATACCATAAGTATCCGTTTACTCCGTCTTCACCTGAAACCTCAATCCATCCGATTTGAGCCATATCAGAACCAGAAACAGAATATTTGTCTTTGATAATAATTGGCTTGTTGTCGAAAATTAAGTCATCAGATTCGTTAGAACCAACCATTCCGTTTGTTCCTTTATTAAATTCTGATCCATATATAAATATATCACACTCTGCTGTGTTGCCCATTGCTTGACCGCCAGCTTCATAGTAAGCTATCACGACTGTTTGAGCTCCACCTGCTGCCGATGCTGTTTTTACAATACCTTTGTTAGATAAGTTAGAACCAGGAGTTTTGTCGCTGATCATAACTGTTTGTCCAACTCTTAAAGCTGATGTGTTTTGTGATCCTAGCGCTGGATTAAAATTAGCGTTAGGAATAGTCCAAGTACCTTCTACAGCAGCTGCTGCTTGACCTGAAGTACATCCTGTGTACTTAATGTGTAGTCTTCCTTGTTCTGCCCATTTAATAAGGTCAGAGTTAGAAGGCATTTCTGCACCAACCATTCTAAGGAAAGATGCAATTGTTCTGTTACCATATCTTTCGAATTCTTTTTCATAAGTATCAGGTAGATACTGATTTAAGAAATCAAAATTATTGATGTAGTTTGTACTTACAGGCACTTGTTGTGCACTTGGTTGTAAGTCAAAACCTGGGGTTAAATTTACTGCCATTGTTTTTTAATTTTTTTAGTTTAACTTTTTTTAATACTTCTAATTCTGAGTCCTCTTCCACTATCTGTATTTCCAACTGGCCTTATTTTCATACCGTCTTTTGAAACGGCTTGTGGAGCCTGTCTCATATCCATATTAATGTTTTTAGATTTTCTAGTAACATTGTCTACGGCATTTGAAACACCTTGTTCGTAAAAATACTGAGCAAACTTATCAGGGTTCATGGCAACAGATAAAGCTTTGTGATAACCTTTAGCATCTGACATTAAACCTTTTTCATCCGTGTACTTGTTAATAAAATTACTAATGTCTTTTTGAACATTTTTAACCTCATCAGCTGTGCCCGGCTTGTAAGTAAAATTATTTTCACCAACTTTGAAATCAAAACCTTTGAAATCATTGTTAAAAACCTCGTTGGTTTTATTTAAGAAATAATCATACCTCTTTTTGTTTTGCTCTTTAACAGTTTTAGATTCATCAAGATAACTCTTATAAGCATTTAAATTTTCTTTTTGATCAGCAGATAATCCATCCCCACTTGACTCAAGAGGAACTTTATATTTATCTTTTTGTTCATTCAAAAACTTTTTCGCTTTCGCAAGTTCTCGTTTTTTCGCTAACTTAATCTTCTTAATATCTTTTGGATCATCAATTTCTTCATCGAAATCAAACTTATCTTCAATAATATCTTGAATATCTATTGCGTCTAACCCTTCTTCAGTGTTAGAGTAATAGTTAGCAAGTACAGAATTGTCATCCATAGAATCATAGTCTTTTTGCAAATTGTAAAAATCCTGTATGTTTCTACCGGTTTCTTTTTTGTACTTTAAATACGCAGATACATCTTCAGGTAATGGTTCGTTTGCCTCTTTTTCCGCAAACAGTTCGTCAACTGAATTTATATCTTTGTTATATCTATCTTTAATATAAGAAAGAACGTTGTCATCATTTAACTCTAATGACGGAGTTTTATCTTCTACAGGTTCAGTTTTTTCTAACTGAACAGGTTTGTTAGTGTTAACTTTTTCCGCAACTTGTTCTTGTTGTGGAGTATCTTCAAACTTTTCTTCATGCTTTTTTAAAAGTTGCTCTTCAACTTCAGCACGGGATTTTTCTTCAACCAATCCAAGGTCTTTGACTTTTATTTCCATTTAATTAAATTTTATACAAAGTTAAACAATATTTATATTATTTTTTTAGCCTATCTAGGATTGAATTCTGCTAAATCAAAACCATCTAAACTATCCTCGTTTGATTCAAAATTTACAGGAGGTAAATTATTTTTACGCTGCTCTATTAGTTTAGACTGCTCTGTTGACTGCTGACTTATTCTTCTGTCTTTTGCCTTTTCTCTTTTTTCCTCTCTACTTTGTAATCCTTGCTGCTCCAAACCTTTTAATTGCATTTGCATATCAAACTCAACTTGCATAAGTTGTCTTTTTAGTTCAGCTTCGTTTTTAAGTTTTTCAATTTCAAAAGCAACATCAGCTTGTCTGTATTGTATTTTAGCTTGAGATTCCATTTGTATCTTTTGCATCTCACCTTGAGATTTAGCTTGCTGCGCCTGCATTTGCATTTGTGCTTGCATTTGCTGTTCTTGTTGTCTCTGTTGTTGTTCAGCTTCCTGTTTTTTCTTACGTTTTAATTTAAGAAGTTGATTAGCCATTTTTAAATTACTAATTTCTCTTATGTCAATAGCATCTTCTAAATTTATATCTTTTTGTGACAATGCCATTTGAATATTTTGCTCTAGCATTGCTTTTTGCTCTTCATCAGGTGCCATTTCTATAAATATCCCAAAGTCATACAGGTATAAATCTTTAATGTCTTCAAGTATTTTTAAATTATACTTTCCTATCTGCATAGCAAACTCATCTCTAAAATCTGCGTATTGTAATATATCAGCTGTTCTTATTGATAAACACTCGGCAATTGTTCTGGTTATATACAAGCTCCCCTGAAGCACATGTCTTGTAGCAGTATTAGAATTTAATGCTGCTAATTTTTGTACACCTACTAAAGAATTAGGATCTGGCGTTGAGCCATCTCTCGCTTCGTTTAGTCCAGTTACCGCTCTAATCATATCTAAATAATGATTATAATTAGCAATAAGCATTTGCATTTTACTTGCACCACTATTAGATGTTAATTGAGTGATTGGAACTCTAGCATTATTAAACTCGCCATCTTGAGTGTAACTTCTACCAACAACACTACCTGTTTGGAAATACAAGCGCAATGCATCTTCTGGATTATATGCGTTTCCTGTTCCTAGATCAACCTCGTTTAAACCATCTGCATCAATAAATACTCCATCAGGCACAACTCTTGATACCACTTGTTGAATTTTAAGATGTGTCATTTGTATTAAGTCTGCAAAAGGAATCATTCTTTTTACCAAAGACTCTAAAGAACCTTTATACATTCTAGGAGCTGCCGCTACATAATTTGGCATCGCATACTGGTTTGAGGATTTAGGCCTTACCATGTTTTCTGCCAATTTCCATTGTAAAACAATATTAGTTCCCATAACCATAACACCATCATACCATACGTCAATTCTTTTAGTTACCTTTTCAAACTTTCCTTCTTCCATCATTTCCTGAGGAGGATTAAACTGATCGTCCTTTTCAACTGTCTTGTATGATCCGTCTGCTAATTTTTTTCTTTTGTACACAAACGAATGTGTTGTTTTATAATTAAAATACATTAACGTTGCAGTGTCTCTGTAGAACATACTGTTTTCGTAAAACTGCGCAGTATTAAAATAATTATACCATGACTGA